CCTATCTGGTCTTTTAAATTATTGAGATGCTGTATGACAGAAGCAACATCAATATTTGGATTTGGACTTTTTTCTGTCATAATTTTTTTTTGAGGGTTTCTTTTTCTGTTTATACTTACCAGACATTAGCTCTTTAGCATAAGGATTCTTTTTCTTTGGCATTAATTATTTTTCTTATATTGTTGATATACATTCTTCCATTCACCCCAGTTTTGTCTTACCTTTCCTATAACCTTTCCTTTTATGATTTCAGTTTTAGGATTAGTTTTATCTTTTAATATTTGAGCTTTAACTCTCTCTAGTTCTGAAATATGTTTAACAGGTTTTGGTTGGGAATAAGTATTTTTTACTTGTTTAATAGGAGCAGCAGATGTTCCTTTCGGTAAGGTAAATTCTTGGTCATACCCTGACTTCACCTTCCTCCAGTTTGTAAACTTGAATCCACCACCAGACTTACTGCCCATTAGAATACCTTTTAGTCTTTAACAATTTTACCTTTAACTCTTTTATATCCTTTTGGAATATAAGTTTTATTTACTAATCTTAACATTTCTAATTCTATTTTTTTATAATCTGTAGGCGTTTTAGTACCAGAAGGGTTAAGAACTCCCCATGTATTTTTAATTCTACTACCAGTCATTAGGGTTTCCTTTTCTTATATTTAATACCTTCTTTACTAATATCTATATAGCCAAACAAACTTTGTTTCGCACTTTTATTGAAACCTGTGCCAACATTAGTCATCATTTCTTGCCAAATATTTTTTACTTTAGGTTTTATCTTACCTCTTGTACTTGCTCTTAATTTTGATATAGCCATTAGAATACCCAGCCATATATAATCATACCAGCAATAACTACAAAAGCAACAGAAGCAATCTTACCTTTCTTGCTCAGGTTGTTCCACATTTCTTTTATCTTCTTCATCTTCATTCCTTTCTCTAATCAAAGAGTTTGGTTTATATCTACCCAACTTCCTAAGAGTATTAGCAACAGAAGTCAAGTTAGCGTGTACACGCTTAGGTTCAGGTTGCTTTATGAATGGATTCCTTTTTATCATTTATCGTTCAATCAAAAACCACATAAGCTCATATCTGAACCTGTCAAGCAGTAAAATATATTTTGTTCTATTTGTCTACGCACTTTTCTCATATCGAACCTTTTTGACTATAATTGCTTGTGAACTACCACTAGCTATAAGGACTTGTGTTTTTTAAACCCCCCTACCTCTATATACTATATCACACCCCCTTGACCATGCAGTAGGTATCAGCGACTCAAGATAAATCTATCTTGACGCTGATATCACCATCCAGAGTATGTCTAACCTTATCAGGTTGCTTGAACCCTACTCTATCTAAGATATCCTTACTAGCTTCTAGCTGTACATACTCTGAACGAGCATGGTCAACAAGATGACGTAGTCGTTTCACAGAAGATATGCTTGATAGGGTGAGGTGTTGCCCTACTTGTTGCATCATATACTCTTGTACATGTGGTAATCGTAATGTTTTACTAGCTACTACTCTACCGCTCTCACCCTTAGCATATCCAGCAATTTCACTAGCTTTTGTTATGCTGATATCCTGTGATACTAATGTATCAACAAGTGTGCGTTGTCTTAGTGTTAAGTTCTTAATTGTAGGAGTATTAGGCATAGCTCTCTTATACTAATAAACCTTTATTTTTGTATGTCAACGCACACCAGATTTAGTGTAATGAAATTGCTGACGACTACAACATCTTGAAAGCACAGCTTGAGGGTGTCAAAGTCAGTAGACCACATAAAGAATAAATCCCAACCTAATTTGTGATTCAGTCTTCAAGCAACACATATAGAAGTTTCAATATACCAAACCAAATTCCTAGAAAACTTCTATACTAAACACATAGATATTCATGTGTTGCTAACCATTTTAGAATTATCATATTAATTATCTTCAACACTAAATCATCACCCTTATAATAGGAGAATCACAATTAGGATTAATTGGCATTCCATTCATCTTTCAAGAAATTCTAGTAAATTCATTACCATCTAAAGCGACATAACAATAGCCATAGGTTTCTTCGATTTGTTGCGAACAGACGTTCCTTTTTTTGTTCTGGCGTTCCTTGGAGAACAAAAAATGGGTTCTGTTCGCCAAGTAACAAATCGGAGAAACACTTATGGCTCTTATTAATATTGACGCTTTAGCTGGATTAAATGAATTTAACAGAGAATCTCTATATGAAAGACTTTGTAATGCCATTAATCCACTAATAGTTACCAATAAGAAATATGAGGGTAGGCTGGAAGATGATTTAGTTATCGTTGAAGGTAATAAAGTTGCTACTGAAAAAGTAGAATCTAAAATGGAAGCAACACAAACTGAAATCGATATACTAAATAAACTTTCTTCTCAAGTTATTGAAGTTTTCACAAAGGAATTTGGATATCCACCTTATATATGGAACTCTAAATTATCTATTGAAGAAAACATTGTAGCTAAGAAGAAACTTCAGCGTATTGCTCAATACACTAAGAAATAAACAAATTAGGGGGATTTATTCCCCCTTTTTTAATGTCTACTGTAGCATATGATATGTTGCAGTAGTGCAATATACATGATATAAACAGGAAACGGAGAAGTTTATGTTAGAACTATCTATAGCTGTAAATGATAAGGTGAGTAATGACCAATCATTGAATCATTCAGAACTATTACAATTACAGCATGACTTAAGTACATTGAGGGAAATGTCCACTCAAGATTATAAAATGATAGCTGAATGGGCAGTTGCCCAGCTATTGAGTAATGAATTAACTTCATTAACTGCAATAGAACAATTAATGACTGGAGGTGAAGATGAGCTTCGCCTTTAGAAAAGAATTAAATAGATTAAATGCTTTCTTAAAAGGTAAGAGAGTAATGAGAACTATACCTTTTAAAGATTTGCCTAAAAACATTAGAGATGCCAACGAATTTAATGGCAAGTATATGATTATGAATAGTAAATCAAAACATAATCTTAAACCAAAACCATTTGTAAGAGTACAAGTGAAAGACATAAGTGAACTATAATAACATGAGAAAAACTTTCCCCCCTTCGTTCCTGTGGGGGAAAAGTTTCTCTCTCACAGTTAGGAGATAAAATGAAAGCAAAAGCATTACAACATATGCTGGATAATATTACAGCATCATATCCTGATGCTAACTTAAAAATACAGGGTAAAGAAATGATTTTCTCATCTGATAAAGAAGAAGGGCATGTTGAGTGGTCACATACAAAAGTTAAATCAATAGAAATAGAATTTAATTCTGAACCTATAATGATAGTGGTGAAATTATGAATAGATTAGCAGATAAAATAATGGATAAAAGTCCTGATGAATATGAAGCCATGATTGAACAATCAAATAAAGAAATTGAACAAGCTATGGATAATCATTGGAATCTAAAGGTAGCAAAGGAAGGAGTAAGAGCTAGTGTATTTGCTCTATTAAAAGTAATGGACAAGAGCAGTCCTCAGTATGAAGAATTTAAAAAGTTATGTCTTCGAATGAACGAGGAAATAAAAAATCATAATAGTATGATGGAGGTACTATGAATATATTAGATATATTTAGACCATACAACTTTAGAAGCACAGAATTTTTAGCATTGAAACAAGTAATGAATAAACAAATAGATATATTAGGTAAAGAAGTTAAGAGAGTAAATGGTTTAATAGCTAGGATAGATAGCTTGGAGAATTGTTATGATGCAATACTACCTACGCTATCTAAAATAGAAGAAGTAAATAAAAATTTAGATGAAGCAAAGAGCAGTATCTATAAAGATATAACTAAAATAAATGAGAGGAGTCCTAATGTTAAGTGATGAAGAACTATTAGTTAAGATTAGAAAAATAGTTAGAGAAGAAATACTTAAATCAATTAAAGAACTATCAAAACTCAATGACAATATAGAAGTTATTGATGAAGTAGTTAAAGATAAATGGGAGGGAACTAATGGAAAGTAGCGTACAAGAAGGTGGTCGCACAGCATTAAGTATGCCATCAAATTTAAAGTTTGATGTAGAAACTGGACCAATTAAAGATAGAGAAGGTAGAGATATATCACCTCGTATAAGACGAGGTATATATAATAAATCAAATAATGAATTAATATCTACTTGTGGTAGTAAGTATGTACCTGTAGCTCACTATCAAATTGCTGAAAAATTAAATGAAAAATTAATTGCAAATGAAATAGATTTATCAGATATAAAAGTAACTGATGAATTATATGATGAAGGTACTAAGTGGAGAAGGGAAATTGTATTTAATAAATACATAGCTGAACCACAAATAGGAGATGTACTTAAACTACGAATGGTAGTTGATTCAAGTTTAGATTTAAGTCGTATGTTTGCAGCAACATTTGATGCACTAAGATTATGGTGTTTGAATGGTTGTGTATCACCAGCAATTCATGTTGCTAATAGATACAAACATACCTTTGGTTTTAATGTAGATGCAGTAGCTAATAAGATAGCATTAGCACCTAGTAAATATAACGAAAGCAAAGAAGAATTTGAAAAGATGATTAAGTCTGAAGTAACAACAGAAGAAGCAGTACAATTCTTCAAGAAAACTATTGGTCATAGACCAAGACCAACAGAACCTTGGCATTATTCAAAACCATTAGTAGATAACTTAGCTAATAGATTTCAGAAAGAAGCTATGGGTTTAGGTTACACACTATGGGCAATGTATAATGCATTAACACATTACTCTAGTCATCCTGATAAGTCAGAAGATTGGGGAGAAACTAGAGGTAAAGAACATAATGTTAAATACAATAGAGAACGAGCAGTAGCTAAAGCATTGAACCATGATATGTGGTTAGTTTTATTTACTGATAATTTAGATGGGCAAAGAAGTGCTTATTATAAATATAATTAAAGAACACTACTGGAGATATATTCGGAAAGTAGTATAGAAAAGAGTGATGTTCCTTACTCGAGTTGAATGCAAATATAAAAGGTTGGTGTTGCACTTCACTCTTTTCGTTTAAAGAACATCTCTACTAGGTAACTAGATAGCTTTTAGTTAGGTTGCATACACCACAGTCGGAACCAAGTATGTGTAGAGATTTAGGGGGTAGTTATGAAGCTGGTTTTGCTGGTACTATACTACTCCCCCAATGGTTAGTGGTACGCCTCTCATAATTTATCCTTTGAGATTATGATGCTGATTCTTGTACCACTTCAGAACCATACGCCCTTTCTTCCGAAGGGCGTAAGGTTCTTCAAATTAAGGAGAAAAATATATGAAAAAAATTATAGTTACTAATGAATACAATCAGTTTAGATTTGTCAAGGGTAATAGACCTTTAAATGATTTACATTTAAGTAAGCTACGAAAATCTATGAATGAAAACTTCTTACCTATTCCTATAATAGTAAATGAGAAGATGGAAATTGTAGATGGACAGCATAGATTTACTATCTGTAAGGAATTAAATCTACCAGTACATTATATAGCTGGTCAGAACTGGAACATAAGTGAGATAAGACAGATTAATTCTGTTCAAAAATCATGGACATACCATGACTTCATTAAATCTTATATGGATTTAGAGAAAGGTGTAGGTCCATACACTACATTGGATTGGTTTATTAAAACATATAACATACCAACTCAAGCAGCTATTACTATCTTAGCTGATTCATCATTAAGTACAAGACAACTTAATGATTTTAAATCAGGTAGTCTTGTAATAAATAATCTACCTTGGGCAAAAGAATTTTGTACTTGGTTAGTAAAACAAAAGCCAGTATTTAGTGCTTGGAATAAAAGAGGATATGTTCATGCTTGTATTATCTTAGATAAAGATAGACAATTTAATAGAAACAAATGGTTAAAACAATTAATGAATCATAGTATGAAGATGAGACATTGTACTACCATAGATGATTACTTAGATTTAATAGAGTATGTATATAATGTAGGTACAAGACAAGCTGATAGAATTAGATTCCAAAGAGAAGGAAGAAAATGGAATCAAGGAAAGTTTAGATAGACAATGTGTAAAAATTGTGTCAGTAATGCATCATGTTACACGCTATAGATTTAATAAAAGGTATTGAGAAGAATACCATAAAGGAGAAGTGCAAAGATGTTGGAATTAATCCAAGCACATACTATAGGTGGCTCAAGGGCAAGTATGAACCTCGTGCTGAAACAGCTAGAAAAATTTATAATGCCTTATCAAGTCAAAAAAAAGAACGACAAATTTTGGAATGATGTAATCTTACCATTCATTGAACGGAGACATGAGATGGGATTAACACAAATAGAAGTCAATGACATGATAGGTGTAGCTGATAAGCTAGTATCTAAGTGGGAATGTGGTATGCGCAGACCTAATGTCTACAACTTATATAATTGGGCAGAGGTTCTAAAGTGTCAGATAAAATTAACTATCAAATAAGAAAGCTAACACGATTATGGAATCCAAGAAGACGACCACAAACGATTGATTGGTCTAACCCAAACAACAGAAAGAAAAGATGGATAGAAAAAAATATAAATTTTATAATAAAAACTATGCCAAGTTTTCCTTGGATAGAATTTATGAATAGATATGAGAAGGGAGATAAGGAGTGTAAAGATATGATGGAAAAGATTTCATCAGCTAGATTAAGAAAGGAGAAGATGGATAGTGATAGACGAGAAGAAAATAAATAAAACTTATACTATAACTATTACTGAAGAAGAATTATCTACTATAAAAAATGACATAACTATTAAATCTATGTCAGGTAAATTAGAGTTTGATGATACTGCTATGGTAATAGGCAAAGCTATTCATAATCAAATAATAAATAAAAAGGAGAAGAAAGATGAGTGAAGTAGCTTATACTAAAGAAGAAAGAATGAAAGGTATCGGTGGTTCTGATGCTCGTAAGATAGTATCAGGAGATTGGTATGACTTATGGTTAGAGAAGACAGGTAAAAAAGATTTACCGGATTTATCAAATGAATTTCCAGTACAGCTAGGAGTATGGACAGAATCATTTAATCTTAAATGGTTTGAAAAACAAATGAACATGGAAGTAGCACATACAGGATTAAAAGTTAGTGATAAAAAAGATTTCATGTATGCAAATGTAGATGGTCTAATCTATGGTGATAATGAATTTGGTATCTTTGAAGCTAAACATTTAAACGGATTTGTTACACAAGAGAAAGCAATAGAAACATATCTACCACAGATACATCATTATATGTATGTGTTTGATTGTGATTATGCTTGGTTATCTATTATCTTTGGTAATAGATGGGGAGCTTATCGTATAGAAAAGAACGAAAAGTTTATGAATCAATTAGTAGAAAAGGAAGAACAGTTTTGGAGCTTTGTTGTACAAGACAAACCACCATATGATGGTGAAGCAATAGAAACACCATCAACTAAAGAGCTTGTGTTAGATAAGATGATAGTTAAAGATATGACAAGTAGTAATCAATGGGCGTATCTTTCACAAACATTAAAACAAACACAAGAAAAAGCTAGAGAGTTTGAAGCTAGTAAAAAAGAAATTAAATCTCTAGTACAACCAGATTATAGAGAAGCTACTGGACATGGTGTTACAGTTAAGCGTTCTAAAACTGGAAGATTAACTGTAACTATAGGAGAAGATGATGCAGCAATTCAAGAAACTAACAGTAAATGATTTTGTCTTAACTGATATTGAAGTAGATAATACATTAACATACTCACAATTATTTGATGCAAGAACTCTAGTAATACAACACTTTAATAATACTCTAGAGAAGTTTGATAAGATAATGGACAACATGGAAGACAATAGATTAGCAGACGAAATAGAGGAGGAAATAAATGGCAAGATATAATTCTCAAAAGCAAAAAGTTTTAATACATTTGCAAGAAGGCAAAGGTATTACACCACTAGAAGCACTAAATAAATATGGAGCTTTTAGATTATCAGCTATCATATTCGACTTGAAGAAAAATGGATATGATATACAAACAGAAATAATTAAAAACGGAGGAAAACATTATGCCAACTACAGCATTAAATCCCAATAAAATTATATGGGATAAACTAAAGAAGACTGACCCAAGAGCAACTAAAGGTATGAATAAAGGTTGGGGAAACCTAACTACTATTGACCCTCAATGGCAGATAATGAGAATGACAGAACAGTTTGGACCTATAGGTAAAGGTTGGAAACATGAAAACAAATTTACTTATACTGATAAGCTAGTGTTTGCTGAAGTTACTATCTATTGGTTAGATGATAACACTAAAGCATTAACTAATTGCTTTGGACCTATACCTTCTGTTCAAAATTTATATAAAACTAATGGTAAGTTAGATGATGAAGCTCCTAAGAAAGCTATGACAGATGCTATGACAAAAGCATTTAGTCATCTAGGATTATCAGCAGATGTATTCATGGGTAAATTTGATAGCTCTAAATACATTGATGAATTATATAAAGAGTTTAATATTAAATCTCATAAGGAGGTGTAATGAATTATAAAGATAAATTTAAAACACCTCAAGTATACGAAAAAT